TATAATGAGAGATATCAGGGAGGAAATTGAAAAGATTGAAGAAATTGAAGAAATTGAAGATAAGCTCAAATCTGAGCCCATCTTTTTTCTTGGAAAATATATTGATTCAGCAAACAGAACTAAATCTTGTTATGAGTTTGGAAGAACAGGAGCTATGCAAATTGCGTTAAGATATGATGCAAAAGTTCGATTCAAGGTATAATTACAAATGGAACAAAAATGAAATAAGCAAGATATACAACAAAGAAAACAATAGCAATATCAATTAATTAACAAACAAATATCCAAAGGAGAGTTGGGTTCTCCTTTGGATAGACCAACCCTCTTGTATCAAAAATCCAAAAGTTCTAACTCTGATTCATTTGCAGACAATCCATATCTCTTCCCTTCACAACAATCAATTCCATATACGTACTTTCCCGAAACAAATCTACAAGACTATATAACAATGTTTTATCTGAAAAAGTCACTGTATCTCCCACTTTGAATTTTTTCATAGCCTAATCCTTGCTTAATCCTTGCTTATTTCTTCTTCAGATCCAGAACTATCAACCTCTCCATGAAGATCAAAGAAATATACAAGCATATCTCCACCAAGGGAATCAGTTCTTGCTATTTGAAATTGAATAGTATCTGAAATTCCACAAGTAACTGTTATATCAGGAAATCTTGTTAATTGATCTAAAGTCCCTGTTGAATATTCAAAAATATCGTTATCTTCATTCATGGTAGATGTAACAGTTGTCCAGTCTTCGGTTTTTGCAAAACCATTACGTTGTAATCTATATTTCAAAGTCAGTATAAATTTAGTTCCGTCTTCTTGAAACCAATGAATATGAGGCTTAAAAGTAATATCAGTACCTACTTTAAATTCATGATTGATTTGCTGGTTACCACTAATTCTATCATTAATGTTAGATATGCTCCCTCCTGATTGGAATTTTATCGCATTCTCATCCCAATCATAATCGACTTTACCAACAGTAGAGTTGAGTCTCTTTCCAAACAGATCAGCAACCATGTCTTTCCATGCTGTTGAATCTCCACGCAGTCTTTGAGTACCATCTGTATTTATTTCAGTATAATTTCCTTCTTCTTTGCTTCCTATACATAAAGGTTCTTGCAATTGGGAAATATTATTGGGCATTTTGCTCTCCTATTTTAAGCGTAAAGAAAATCATCATTACTGTCAACTAAATACTCTCCGTTTTCACCAATAACCCATTCCCCAGAAGGTGGATCACCAATAGGTGTTGTGTAACAATCACCAGAAACAATTATTTCAAGAGTTTCTGTTCCTGCTGCTCTAGCTTGAAAAACAACACCTCCAACAGAACTAATATCAGAACAAAAAGATTCAGAAGCAAGAATATTGATAGTGTTTGTGTCACCTTTCTTTCTTACTTCAAAAGCATTACCACTTCTTGAAACACAAATAAAAGAACCAGACAAATACACTCTCTTTAGAGAGACATCGGTCCAAGCAGTTGTTATTTCTTTGTTCACAATTCTCAACATACAAGTACCTCACCTTCAGAAATTAAAACCTCTATGGTCTCTGAACCTGTTATTGTTTGTGCCTGAAAGAGAACCCCACCGACGGCATAGACACCTTTTACTTTAATTCTGCTATTTGCTTTTATAGTGGCATAAGCTGTTTGCCCAGGCATTCTTATTCTAAAAGCAGCCCCTCCTCTTGACCAAAATTCATAATTGCCTGAAGCTCTTATTTGGTCTATTTCAACATCAGTCCAAGCTGTCGTAATGGCTTGGTTTATAATTGCTTGCATAATCTCTCCTTAGTTCTGTAAGTTATAATGATGTAATGATATATTGAATTTCATTATAAACAATTTACAATGAAATATCAAAGGCTTATCAAGGATTTATTCCTTTGTAACTTCAGGCACATTTGGTAGGGTGTCCTTGTTTGTATAAACTTCTTTCTCTCCTTCTATGCTTTTCATGCTTTCCAGTTTCTTCTCTTTTTCTTCTTCAGTTCTTTTCATAATTTCATTCAGATCAGCACTGTCACGAATAAGACCTCTTCGTTTCATTTCGATCAGAAAGGTTTCCTGATCTATTGCATCTTCTTTGTAACTCTCAAGAATCATCTGAACAGTCGTAGAACCAACAGAAGGTATTAGATCCGTATTGACTTTAATAACGTTCTCTTTGGGTTTATCAAGAGCCATGTAATCCATCATGCAATTTATAACATTATTATACAAATCATCGTAATTCAAAGCCCAGTTTTTCAATGTACTGCTTGCACTTATATGAGAAAGCAAATTAGAGGTTGCTGTTTCCCTGTCAGGGCGTTTCTCTTCTATCCCTAACCCAAACAGACCCATACTGGTTTCAAGCTGCCTGAGATCGTTACTACCAGCCTCAATGGCCTTTCCTGAAGTCTCAACAACTTTCAAATCCCCAGAAGGATCAGAAGTATGAACTATTTGATTACAACCCAATACAACTTGCTTATCATCTTGAACAGCATCTAAGGCAACACCCAGAAAGGTTATCATACGAGCATAATGCAAAATATTTCTCTGATCACTGCTGCTTTGCCAATGTTCTAAGTTTAATTCAGCTAACCCCATCATAGATATATCACAAACTAAACCATTTATGTTTTCTCCAGTAAAAAAAGAAAACAAAGGAATGTAATTCAATCCAGTTATTCCAGAAGACAATAAATCCATACCACCGAACTCATCATTAGCAACATAAGTTTCATAACTACCAATCTTTAGAACTCTAATTCTATCAACAATCTTCTCTCCAAATGCTCCATCAGGAATACTTATGCTGTCTTTAATTCTCACACTTGAAAGGGTATTAACTCCGTTGATCTTCTCGAATCTCCAGCCAATGATATTAGAAGCACTTATAATGCTGCAATAAGGCCTTAGATTCATGGCTTTTTCTTGCTTTTGACTGAAAATCTCTCTCTTTCCATCATTGAGAACGAACATAATACCGTTCTCTTCTTGAAGATTAACCTCTGGGTAATCTACCAATATATGGCTAACACCATAAGCAACACTATCAGCAAAATGCTTAAATCCCAACACATTTATATTGTTTCCCTCTAAATCTATGTCATTTAGATATTCTTTCAGGGTTGCATTTATCTCTTCAGAGAAAATAACAGGTTTACTGAAAACCTCTCCTGCAAGTTTCTTAACAGTTCTCTTGTAAACATTAAGAAGGAAGCTTCTTTGTATTCGGTTTTGATATCCTTTTACAGTTTCAGCTTCCTCTCTTGGTAAATAAACCTCTCCAGCCAGTCTCATAGCATTAGTACCACCCATAAGAGTTCCAGGAAGTCTCCTTTCAGCCATATAAGTACTGTAAGCCTGAATGGGTTGGCCTAATTCATTTAAATAATTCTGCAATTCTCTCTCCATGTTACTCTCCATAATATTGTTGCATTTTTGTTAAGTTAATTACCATATTTCTGGACAAATATTCGTCTTCTTCTAAAATCTCTAAATCAGTAGGTACTTGAAAATACTCACCCCAATTATCATCCAAATTAAAAGTGTTATAGGTGTTTGAAGTGTTTGAAACACGAGAACTAGGAAGATCAGGAATGAATATCTTCAAGGTTTTCAAAATTACACCTCTTGGGTTTTTGTAATGGTTTTCTTATCAAGGATTCTAAATCTTATTGCATCCCAAATGTGATCCTCCACCACGCTCGATACGTCATCAGGGTTCTTCTCGTCACGGGGCATAAAAGGTACAGTTCTAAGAAAGTTCCTGCATTCGTCAAAAACAAAAAAACCAGGCTCCTCCATTGGACTCTTTAAACTTGATTCTAACATAGTTCGAAACAATTCAACACCTATAACTCTACTTCCACTTGTTTTGTTGCTCCTCTTCCACCGAATGCCCTTCCTGATGTTCCCATTATCATCCTTATATCGAAGCATTCTCATGGCAATACTGGGCAATCTACTTTCAGAAGTGAATATGGAACTATCAGCAGCACCAGGGCGAATATCATGCTCTTTTAATAACCAGTGATTCTCAATATGGTCAACAATATTTTTGGTGACATCTACAACATTCATGCTAACACCCTCATTAGCTTTACCAGTATAACCATAATATTCCACAATATGAAATAAAGTTCCAGGAGCGAAACTCTTCATAACCCCATCCCCTATATCAACCTCTTCGTTATTAGTGCATTCAGCAAAGAAACAAACACTAAAAGGTTTAGAACTACCATAATCGTAGCTAACGTCAAAATACCAACTCTTAGGCAAAGGAAAAGCTTTAAGTACGTGAACATTCCTATCCCAAGCGTCAGAGAAAATACCACCAATGCTTATATCCCAACTTCCCTCTATCCAAGCTTTCTTCTTGGCAGCATCAGAAATACCACTATTAAGCCTGGATAAATAAGTGGGGTCAGCTTCTAAGAATGGAATGTTTTCAGAAATCTTACTATCTATCCAACATCTACTTTGACCGTCCTCGTCAGTATATATTTGACAACTCTCAGCTCTATCAACAAACCGCTCTTTCACCCAACCAGCACCAGGCCCAAATGGATTAGTGGTGCTCCTGTACCTTTTAGGGATCTCCTTGTGGGAACTCCTACAGATACTTTTAATGCTCTCATACGTTTCAGGAGAATGAAAATTGGTAAGTTCCTCCCAGCCGCAGTTTTTATTAATACAATGATACCCAGAAGCTATTTTGGTGATATAATGACTTGTATCCTCTACTCTAAGATCAACCATGTCGGTTCTATACCCTAAATCAATAGCATATCCTCGACCAATACTGCCAGAGAAATAATTAGACTCAACGTATTTGCCAGAATAAGGATGCAAGTATTGAAGGAATTGTAAATAATTGGAATCTATACCATCTCCTGCTCCCTTATAAACCAAAATAGGCAAATCTCTGTTTCTGAACTTCTTCAGGAACTCTAAGCTATGAAGATTACAACCAAAACTCCAAGTTCCACTCATCTCTAATTCGTCCATAGTATTTAAAACAGAGTGATCATGCCCTTGGTTTTGAACACCAATGATCTTTCCATATTTATCTACAACCTTCAATTGGCAGCAAGGTTCGGAATATATCACCATTTGATTTAAAACAAGCTTAGGCCCGTTTAGAGTTTGCACATAATCACCAACTTGGACATCATATGCAGCTTTATATGCGTTGTCACCCATAAGGACTTCTGTTTCAGGAGTTATGCACCATGGAATCTCCCAGCCATGGTAGTTCCAATAATCACCTGGACGTTCCATATATCTAAACAATAATTGCTCTCCTTCAGGAAAGACCCATTTATTGTCAGCTATATTGAATTTAGCTTTTGGAAATATTTGAGGTATCCATTCATGAGCCTTTTGCATTACGTCAAATAGCTGTTTGTATGTTTGACGGAAAATTATTCCTCTCCAGCTTGGCCCCCAACCAACCCCTACGTCTTTTAGATAATCCATAAGAAGTATTAATGTTTTTCCACTCCCCCGTGTACCAGTAATAAGAACCTCATACACAGGACAACTAAGGAAATTAGTTTGGCTTCCTGGATTGGGCTTAAATACAACATCGTTTGGATTATATTTCTTTCCATTGATAAGTATTTTATCTGTAATTGGTGTAATTGGTGTGGTTTACAAACATAAAGATACTTTATAAACTCAAATAAGTCAAATAAACAAAAGGGAGAACCCAAACATGAACCCAAACATGAACCCAAACATGAACCCAAACAAATTATTAAGCCAAAAGATAAACAACTGTACTGAACTCTTTAATAATTTTATTTCCAGCACTCAGAATATTGCCCTTGAAGAAAAGAGAACCATTAAAGCTTTAAAG